CGTAGGGCTTATATGTGCCCGCCTTATACCAGTCAGCAATCTTGCTGGTAACAATGCGGTCCGGTGAGGCCGACTGACAAATGGCTGTGGGATAGATTTTAACATCGTCAAACTGAAGGTCAGGGTCTGATAGGTAGCTGTTAAACATGCGAATGTCTTCGGCGGGACTGGACCCAGGCAGGTCTGGCATAAGATGGGCCACAACCTTGAAGCCAGCCTGCTTTAGAAGCCGATGAGCACGGATAGTGTCGGCTTTGTAGCACTTGCGATTAATCTTTTTAAGAATAGTGTCATTGTCAGTCTGCTCCCCCAGCTGCCAGCGGGTGAATCCGTGACTTAGGGCCTCCTGAATATGCTGCTCCGTCACATTGTCAGGACGGGTCTCACCCGTTAGGCCAATAATGCGAAAGTCGGCAGTTTCATTAATCTTGATTTCCTCCTGAATGCTTAGCATGGGTCGCGTGGGGCGCGAATCCTTTGAATGCATAATATTGGCATTGTAGTAGACCTCATTGACCACCTGGTCACGATAGGACTTCGGATAACTGTGCCACGTGCCTCCAGACAAAATCACCTCAATCTTCGCGCCGCCATGACGATTTGTCATTGAGCCGTTGAACATGTAGCTTTGCACGCGGTTTTTGAACTGGCCGCCCACGTCGAAATCGTAGGAGTTAGTGTCGGTGCGCGTGCCAATGGCGCGCAGCATGGCGGGCTCAGTGGACAGGTAACTGCGGGGCTGCGTGTGGTTACCGGCAAGGTCGGTTTCCTGTGGGCAGTAGGCACAGTCGTATTTGCAGCTGAACTTATGGGGGCTCAGCGTAATAGTGACAACAAGAACACCAGAATTTGCACGCGTGGCGCGCTTAATAAGCCACTTTTGGAAAAGGGCTGGGGTGGGGCTATTATAAAAGTGGGTCTCGTAAATACGTCGTAGGTCTGGCTTCGATACAACAAGGCGATACTTGGCACGGAGCTTGTTATTCAGTTCATCAATGTCTTCCTTAGTCAGCACGCGTTTTTTTGATGCAGCCTTTTTAGACATAAGCTCAATTAGCTCGGGCACAAAACGCTTCAGCACGTCGTCAGGTGGGCTGACATAACTGGTATGGGGCACGTGTTCAATGGAAACACTGCTACTGGGACTGGACTTTGACAGGTTTTCAATATCGACAAGTGAGGAGCTACAGGCTGCCATTTTGTTTGAAGGCGCGTGTCTGTTTTGCTTGGTTTTCGCTAGAAAGACTGGGGTCTTCAATTTTATATCACACTCAATATGTGTAATCAAAATTATTATCAATTAATTTATTGATAAGTGTATCGTCTTTCTTTAATGCAAAGCAGTTTGACCAAAATTTAACATCTTCGTATACATTATTCCAATATGTATCATTAACTTTTATTAATTTTTTTGTTCCAATTCTATATGTATCGAATCCATGTGCTGACAAAAAATCAACAATAGTTTTCATGGGATTTTTAATACCAGGGCCTCTGGCGTCATCTAGACAATCACTGCATTCAAATATTATATATCTGGTGTTTGGTAAATATGTTTCTAAAGATTTGATGACATTTGTATCATTTCCTTCTGTATCTATTTTAATAAACTTAATTACAATAGGGTTAGTGCCAAATTCGTCACGTAATACATCGTCTAATTTTTTTACATCAACATTACATATTAGTGTTCCGCCACTGCGCAATCCAGCAACACCGTTTCCTGGAAGATTATTTGTGCTGGTTTTCCAGTTATAAAAAGCCGTAGAGCCTGTGGTGTTAGAAATACAGTGCTTGAACAGTTTAATGTCGCGATTTGTGTGTAATTTAATTTTTTCTTCTAAGACTGCACTATTTACCGGATTTGGCTCAAAACATAAAATTTTTGTGTTTGCTTCGGTACAAATTTCACTTATATTTGAAATATAATTACCTACACATGAGCCCACGTCTATACCCACCGTTTGTATACTATTATCTACGGGTTCAACGTATTTTTTAAGACCCTGCAATAATTTGTAGTGTCCAGATTCGCCAGTAAATTCTGCTTTTTTCCTTAAATAATAGGCACCTAATTCATTAGCGCCCAGCATTTAGTTTATTCGGACACATTAATATAGAGAAAAAGCCGCACATGCACTTGTGCATATTTTAATAAAATTAGACAGAGGCAAAGCCATAGGGATTAGGGTTGTAAAGGGCCTCAATTGGTCGGTTAAATAGGAGGGCATACTTTTTCAGATAGGTGTTAGCGTAGTTGAACAGGGCACGCAACTGAATGTAGGTGTTATGGGCTGTAGCCAAGTCAGGAGTGGTGGCTGCCTTAATTGTGCGCCGAAACATGATTAATATGTCCATTGAGGCGCGAAACACCATGTCGTGGATTTGAAACAGTGTGCGCTCCTGCACATAGGTTGTGTGGCAGCTGTGGAGCTTAGTTTTAAACATGGCTTCTGGAATCTCACCGGCCAAATAAGTAATGCGCAACACGTATGTGTCAATGGGTGTGCGCTGAAGGTGGTTGGCCTTGTAGCGATTGTGTGTAACGGTGTCATAAAACTTGGTAAGGGCTACATAGTAGTGGGCGGGTGGCAGGTGCGTGGCTTCACTTTCGGGCAACACGGGCAAATGTAGGTGCCCATGTAGTAGGGGCTTATGACTGGGATAGGATTGTTCAAAACTGTGACGGGCCGTCCAACCTTGAAGTAGGGTGGATGCAGTGGCCTTAGTCTGTGCAGAAAAGCAATCCACAAGGGCTGTGCGTCGTAGAACCAATGGACGACAGACCGCGTCATGGTGTGGAGCAGGGTCTAACGTGCCGTTAAGGCGGCGCCACTCATAATAATGGGGATTGTGCGTGGGCTCATCAAGTAGTGCGCCTGTAAGCCAGCTAAACGTCACGTGACACTGCGTGCACCACATCTGGTCACAGCCATCAACCTTGGAAATAGTGACGTTGCATGATGGACACGGCTTGGCCTCCGCTTTGATGGCATTATAGGATGCAACGTCACCAGGGTCACAATTGTGGGGATGTGACTGGGGGCTTAGGGTGACGTTGCATGATTTACAAACTTCAGTAGTGCATAGCGGGCACTTGCTGTGTACAAGTGTGCCTGGGCAGGCGTTTTTGGGGCAGAGCTGCTTGTGCGCGGTTTGATTGACTGGTGGTGGAGGATTATGCCGTAGCGCATGTAGGCCGTGGGTTTGAATAGTGAAAAGGACTCTGTCGCGTTCATATTCAAAGACAGGGTCATAGGTATAGCGCCGGCTTAGGCCCAGTTGCTGCTTTGTTAGCTCCAGGGCGCGCGCTTGGGCTGCCTTATAGGCTGCCGCCCTGGGTTGGTCCGCTTCCAGCTGGGGCTTAATGGCCTCATAAAGCAGGTCAGCAGTGTAGGCGTCATAGGTTGCTTTAAAAGCGCTGCTAATATGCTCTGCAGCAAAGTGCTCAGGGTAGGCCTTACGGCAACTAGGTTCAGGGCAGCGTGGCTGAAGCGGTTCACTCAACAAATACGTCTGGAAGCATGGCTGACAGACGTAGGTGACGCATGCTGGGCATGGAATAGGCTGGGTTTCGGGTTCAAGACAAATAGCGCACATAGAAGCCATTATTTTGGTGGCTTGCGTGAAGGTTGGTTTTTTTGGGTAGTTTCAATTTTTTATCATTGTATAGTAACATGGCTGCAGCTGCTCCTGCTTTAACAAAAGCTGAGAAAAAGGCCCTTGATACCAGATGGGAGGCTGCCTATAAAATTCTGATGAAACAGAAAAATGTTGGATTTGCTGAATTTGCCGCGGCTATTGACGGACTAAGTCCCGACTATATGAACAAGGTAAAATCTGGGGCCGCTGGTAAGACTTTTTTGGACAAGGCTATTGATATGAAGGCAGTGCGAATTGCCACGCTTGTTATTGAAAAGGGTGCGCGCGTAAATAGACCACGTCCTGAAGGCGGACAGTACTGGCCTGGCACCCCCCTAGAGCACGCAATAGGCAAAGATAGTTTAGAAATTGTGCAAATGCTTTTAGCTGCTGGTGCTGACCCAAATGGTGGTTATAAGAGCCCGTTGGCTATGTGTGCATCGGCAAAGAAAAACGGGGTGGCAATAGCATCATTGCTTTTGGATGCAGGTGTTGATATTAATAAGCCCAGTGCAGATGGCCAAAGGCAAAATACACCTATTAGCTTCGCTATTATGGAAGGCAATGTCCCTGTTTTTGATTTTCTTTTAGAAAGGGGAGCCACTTTAGCACCAGATTCGATTTTATCGGTTCGTGCTGACACCGGTGGCCTTAAAATTTGTAAAAAGCTGATTGCACAAGGAATAGATGTTAATGTTACACGACCGGCACTGGCCGGTGGATGGATTGAAGGTAATATTTTACATTATCTTTTGGCAAGCTGGGTCGGTGCGTCGGACCACAAATTTTCAAACACACTAAAGGAACTTTTGGACGTTTTGACAGCAGCGGGTGTAAATTGGCGTCAACCGCGACCCAGCGACGGTGCGCATCCCTTTAGCGCTATGATAAGAAGTAGCGCCCGTTGGCACTTTACGCGGGAAGTATCAGATAGTGCAAAAGAGTTTTTTGCCTATTGTTTAGGCAAGGGTGCAGACATAAATGCTGGTGACGCAAAGGGCTATACGGCACTTCATGCGGCGGCAAGTGGCGATTCAGTACCATTAATTAATGAATTGGTACGATTGGGTGCAAATGTCAATAGTTTAGCGGAGGGCGACGGCACACCAGGACTAGGTGTGTCGCCAATTAGTTCGGCAATTGCAAGTAAATCATTGGTCATCTTGGCTGCAGTATGTGCATTGCCTGGTATAGATATTAATACAGTTGATGTTAAGGGCATAAGTCCTTTGATAAATGTTACACCTGCTGCTTTAAAGATTCTATTAACCGTGCCTGGAATTAATGTAAATAAACTAGGGCTTCATGGCGGGCCTTTACATCAGGCGCGCGACCCGGAATGCGTGCCACTTTTGGTAGCGGCGGGTGGTGATGTTAATTTACGCGAAGCGCGCGGCTTAACCCCCCTTTACTATGCAGCCAGTCTGGGTCGTGAGGCCGTTGTGCGGGCATTAGTTGCTGTACCAGCACTTGATAATGAGGCGCTTTTTGGGCGGGAAACCATTTACAGTATTGCTAAGCGCAATGGATTTACAAAAGTTCCTGAAATCAATGCAGTTTTAGTTAAGCTTTTGGGAAAGCCTGAGCCCCTGTGGGAAGGCTGGACCTCCAATGATTTGGCGAAGTTCGACACAGTGTTTGATGAAGCGGCCAATGAATTTTCCTGCTGCCCTGTATGCTTGAAATACGTCGGTCGCGAAGACGGTTGTATGTATATGCGGGGGCACAACTGCTCATCATATCGTGGAGACTATTATCACAAGGAACTATACACTAAATATAAGAGCCA